ACGAACCACCCGCTATTCGATGAGATCGCCTATGCTCACGTTGAAGCCCGTGCGCGGGTGCTGGCTGATGAGGCTAACCGGGTAGGCTGGGAAGAGATCATCGATGGATCTGCGCAAGCCTTACGCGCCATGATGCTAAGCATGAACACCAAGCGGCTGCGCAATGACACGTTCTATGCTGGCGTCATTGATGGGCAGCTTGGCGTGATCGTGCGCAAGGGTGCCAAGCATTAATAAAATGCAGGAGGTGCAAATTAATTTCTATCCACCCCTTGCAATGTCGGGCCAATGGCCCTATGTATAGTGTATAGGGCAATGACGCCCATCTAAGGAGAACGACAGATGACCGATATGACCGACATTGAATTTGCAAAATACTTGCTGGAAACACTTGCACCTGATCTGCGTGAAGCTGGCAACACATTGACCGCTGATGACGTAGAGGATGCAGGCCACCGCTTGCTACATTCCGCAGAGATCGCCAGCGCGCTATTGTGTGACGGCAATCACGCAAATGATCTGCAAGAGGTGCGGATCGAAATCAGCCGCGTCAATGAAGCCGCTGGCCAGACCGTGTTTAACCCCGCCGCCACTGAGGCGCTGGATAGCGTTATTAAGGATTTGTCTTGACCCCCACTGAATTTAAACAGGCCCGGCGCAAGCTGGGCCTATCTGCCACTCAGCTTGGCCACATCCTCAACTCAGACCCCCGCACAGTTCGACGCTGGGAAAGCGAGGGTGATGCGCGCCCGGTCAACCCCATTGCCATGCGTGTGCTGCAATGGATGCTTGACGGGTACAGACCGCCGCAATGGCCTGACTAGCCTTTACTTGACTGCCCCATCAGGCTTTTCTTTTTCTTTGATTTAGGAAAGCCTGCTTTCATATTCGCGTATGCCTTGTCGGAGATCGTGCTATTCTTCTTTGATCTGCTGGTGCCTGCTTTTTTCTTTTTGTTAATATTCTCATACAGTGACATTACGCTTTCCTTTCGTTGCGTCTGCTAATTGCTTTGCCCTTCGCCACAGCGTCAGCCTTGCTGCTGGCACCCCATGCTCTAAGTGATGACAGCAATGGCGTTGCTTTGCCCTCTGGAGTTTTCTGCGGCCCCCTCATTTTTCCCATCCTCTGCAAGAATGCTGCGCGGCGTGGGCCAGATCCGCTTTTTTCTGGTCTACCCATCTGCTAACTCCAGCGCTTTATGTAATGTCTCTTTGTTTCTGCGTGACCACCCATTTCCATAGATCTTGTAATCTCGCAGCGACCTGTAAAACCGTTCTCGCTCGTCGTAATATTTTTGCAGTAAGTCTTTAGGCTCCTGCATAGAAACAGCCGCCAATGACTGCGGCCCGATCTTGCCATCTGGCTTTGCGCCCACCACCTTTTGCAAGATCTTAGACGCTCTGCTCGGCCCAGCATTTACGCAAAGATCCGCGCAGCTAACGTCAACACCGCTGGGCAGATCGTCAGCTTTGATTGCATCCCAATAGTTGGATTTATACAGCGGCATTACATCGTCAACAGTAAGCTGCTTCATCACCTCTATTGGCGCTGGCTTGCCGCTGAACTTTGCCCAGTTATACGCAGTAACGCCCAACATCGTGCTGCCTGTGTTGCCGTGGCCATCGCCTTTTTTATTGCCGCTGTCGCGCTGGTCATCAGTGAAACCGCCTTCATGGGCAATCAGCATGTCAAAGAAAGCGCCCCAGTTTCGTTTCATCTCTTCTGCTCCAATATTTTTTCAAGCTGTTCTCTGATCTGTTGCTGTTGGCGCTCTAAAGCCAGCCACTGCTGATCGATCTCTGAGTGTGGGTTATGCAGGGGGATCACCTTGTCGGTGGTCATTTGGGGCGGCTCATAAACTTAGTGGCACCGCGAATAGAAAAGCTGGCAGCAATGGCACAGCCTAGGAAATATCTGTAATATTCTGGCATGGCTTCCAGCGCGACAAAACCCTCTGCAACAATGGTGCGGCCCCACTCACCGCAGAAGGCTAGGATGCAGGGCGCTGCTAGGATCACGCTGAAAAACTCATCCTTGAGTGAGGACTTTGACCCCTCGGCCATCAGCTTTTCCCAATCGGCTGTGCTGGTCGCAGCGCTCACCATTACTGCCGCCTCGCTCTCTGCCTTTACTCTAGCGACAGTTTGCTTGCCGCGCTGCTGTTCTGCCTTCTGATCCATCCAAGAACCGACGAGGCTAGTCAGCGGCCCTATCAATGCGCCGATCATGTGCGCTCAGATGACAGCCATGTGGCGAAAGCCCCTGTCATTGCCCCGGTTACAACGCTGACCACAGCGGCGTGTTGTGTGCTTAACTCTGGTACAGTTATCGCGAACTCAATGACGCGGATGTAAACGACTGTCATCACCAACATCATGAAGCGCGGCATCAGCCTGTATTCTAGTATTTTCTCAAACGCATTTGTCATTCGAACTGCTCCTTCAAACTATCCATCGTGTCTTTGAGGGTGTTGCCCTTTGCCTTTGGCGCATAGCGGCATTGGAACCTTGCGGGGCATTCACTGAAACTGGTTGTTGGGTAGTGGACCTGACTGCCGCCGTTCACATGAACGTACAGGCAGATCTTTTGGTCATAGACGGTCATGCGCTTGGCTAATTTGCAGGTGACATATTCCGGGTCAGCTAGACCAGCGACCACAGCCGCTGCGAGAAGGATCATGTTAGAAACATCCAAACGCCCCAAATCATGCAGCACACCAGCGTGATAAATAACGCCACAGCAGCGGCAAGTTCCATTTGCTGCGCTGCTTTTGCTTTCCTTGCTTTCTCGGCTTCCATGCGTTCACGTTTGATCTGGCCTCTAATCTTGAGGAGGTCTTGCCACGCATAAAATCCGCGGGTCATCTTAACAACTTTTTCAAGTTCGCGTTCTAAGTCCTCGGCTTTTTTAAGCGCCGCGAAAGTCTCTAACGCTTCCTCGTTTGCAGACGTAAAAGGTGATTTCTTTTTCTTCTTGTGTTCGCCGCGAACCTCATCAATCGCGCCCCACATTTTGCCAATGTCTTGCATCATTGACTGAGCATCTTTGCCCAGCTTGACACCGCTTTTGATCGCGGCAAATGCTGCCACGGCTACCGAAATGGGTTCCATTGCGCGGCCCCTTATGCTTCCGGGACTACCCGCTTGGGAATGCAGTACGCCAACGCGCGATCCTTTGGCGTTTGATAGCCAAACCGCATGACGATCATTTGCGCGTAGGCGATGCAATGTTGGAGATTGGCAAACTCAATATCGTCGCTGATAACCCGGCGATCTGCGCCGATCCCCATCCAGACCACCAAAACAAAAACGTGTGTCACTGCATCTTTGCGAGTATCGTCAGCAGCATAACAATGGTTGCGCCAGATGTGGCAATCAACACAGCTTCCAGCCGCTTAACGCGGTTGAATATATCCTTGAATTGGATCTTGGCTTCCGTGCGCAACTCGACGATCTGCAATTGCATTTCATCGATGCGCTGGTGAGCTGATGAGACTGTACGCTTATCCATCAGCTAGGCTCCACAGGCCAATCGCCGCCGCTGCCATCCATGTCGGCAGAGGACAGGTTAGGCCAGTTAGAGTGGATGGTGATGTCGCGCAGGGCGGTGCGATAAGTAACCCAATCACTAGGTACAGCCCCGCCGCTCTCTAGCGCCTTAGTCACTACCCAATCACACTGAGCTAAACGCTTGTCACGTTCAGCGCGGTTGCGCTGTGCCGTTGCTGTATTAGCCGCTGTTACCACCGCTGCACGTTCATCGCTTGTCATGTCTGTAACACGGCGAGTATATACTTTACCGTCTGACAGATAAGGCGTGACACTCTCGTTTTTCTGTGTGGCTGAGTCATAGGCTAAGAACACAACCACCTCGGCACATGAGTTAGCCGCAAGCCAATCAGCATCAGGTCCAGCTTTAGGAAAGGACGTGTTGGGGAACAGAGACTTGTGTTCTGCTATCTCAGATATTGTTGAGCCATCTAATCTTGCTATCTTCATGCGTCTTGTCCTTTATCTGGGAATGCTGCTGACGGTGCTGTGAAAGCGGAGGTATATCGTGCCATTTTGCTTACACGAATATCGTCTATATACCCAATAAACTCTCCAGATGATGTACCCACCGAGTCACCTATGGAATAAGCTGTTTGTGTTAAGTTTGTAGTGTCGGAAGCACTACCTTGAAGAACCCCGTCTAAAAACAACCTTGACGTACCACTAGCCCTACACACAGAAACATGAACCCATTGATTTGCAGGAACATTACCAGAGCCAGTTACAATTTGACCAGAGTAGTATAAGCCCAATTTGTGATTACTGTCCTTGTAAAAATAAATACCCGCTGTATCTGCGTAAGCATCTGAAAAGTAAGTTTGTTGTCCACTGATTGACGTATGATAAACAAACATTTCTATTGTGTAATCACCTGTACCAAAAGCATGGCTACCACTAAGTGCAACATAATCACCAGT